CCAGATAGTTCAATTCTTTTCCACAATTCCATAAAGTATTCTTGTGTAACTTTATGTCTTAATAATACAGCCGAATTATTTGCTCTACCTCTTTGTGGGTTTGATTCCCACCAATTTCCTGATTTACAAGAAATCATTTCATCATCATCAGCTGAGAATAATGAGATAAGTGCTGCTCTTCTAATTCCACCAGCAAGTACCGCATCAGCAATGTGACATACGATATCGTGAGTTTCAATTGGTGTTAATTTTTCACCATCATTTTTGTTTTCTAATACCTTTGTGATGTTGTGAATACAATCTTTCAAAGGTTGAGGTCCTGGTGCTTTTCCTCCTGATGTTACAAGTAAAGCTCCTTTTTGACGAATATCTGAAAAATCAAATACTGGTGTTGAAGATTTAGAACCCATGTAAGATTCAATAAGAACTTTAATTGCGTCAGCCCATCCTTCAATAGAATCTCCAATTAAATATCTTCTTGTTCTTGTTGGATTTGGTTTTTTAATTTCAGGTAACTTATCTACGTGATGTTTCTGCACTGAAAACCCAACTCCTGTTCCACCTAAAAGTAGGAACATGGTCTCTGAAAAAGCATCAGTATGATCTACAGGTAAATAAGCACAGTTATAAACTCTGTTTGGTGAGATTTCAATTGGTTTACCACCAAATTGTAGTGATCTCATAGACGGAAGAATTTTTTTATCATATACCATTTTGTATACTTCTTCTATTTCGTCTTTAATGTTTGGGTATTTTTTCTGGTGCATTTCTTTATTTCTTGTTACCAGTTCTTCCCATGTTTCCCTTCTATTTAATTCCGGGACAAATTTAGCGTATTTCATATACACCGTAATATCGCTCAATATTTTCTGTGAAATATCCATTTTTTACAAATTTAATTATTTTTATTTAATTTTCTGAAGTTTTTTGTTTTTCTTGTTCTCTTTGTTGTCTTTTTTCTAACAACTCCTTAACCCTTTGTCTTTGTCTTTCTTCTTTTTGTTCTTCTAAACCTAAGAATGTGGTTGTGGATTCGGTATCAATTTCAATCATAGCATTATCAAACTTGCAATTTTCAAACACCACACCATCATCTCCAATACGAGATTTGGTAATTGCTATTGTGGCCAACTTCATTTCTTTTTGTTGTAATGTTTTTGCTACTGAAATAATAACGTGTCCTACTTGTGCCTTTTTAATTGATCCCCCCATCTGGTCAGTCGTTACAACTTCCGATGAGATTGAAGATCTATTTCCCTGGGTTGCCGTCCACCCTACAATGTTTAATTCATGACACATAGCTTCAAATCCTCTCATTACCGATCCTTCACTCTTCCATTCATCTCCTAGGTTTTTATCTGGAACAATACAATCAATGTAATCAACAACAACCATATCTATTTTAACTCCGTCTGCAATCATCTTTCTTACTTCGTTCTTGATTTGCAACATAGTTTTGGTATCTGATGGTAATTTTTTCAAGATCAACTCATTTGGCATTTTTTCTTTAATGTCTTTTACTTTTTGCATTACCTCATCTTTTTTGTCTGACAATTCGTCAGGATGAATTTTTGTCCAAAGGGTAAAATGTTTCCTTTGTATCACTTTTGGGTTATCCTCAAAAAATATTTGTAGGACGTTAAAACCTAAGTTAAATGCGTGATTTGAGATCTTAGTTAATACTGTTGATTTACCGACTCCGGTTGGTGCCAAGATAACACCTATCTCACCTTTAGCCAATCCTCCCTTCAACAATCTATCAATACCTGGTATACCCATTGGTATTGGATGTCTATAATCTTCCTCTAATACTTGATCCATGTTAGAAAATACATCCATCATTGATGTGTCTTTTGAACCGACAAGTAAAGCGTCTCTTACTAATTCTTCTAGTGTGTCATAGTTTTCAAACTCACCACCGTCAATAATTTTTTGAGCCTTTTTCATTACCTTCTGTAACTCTTGTTGTTTACAAAATTTAAGAGCTTTCTCTTGTACAAAATCTACCCCGTCGATAGGTGCAGACTTAATTTTCTTAATTGTATCAAGTACAACTTTAACAGCAGTTTCTTGTTGTAGTTCGGATTTTGCAACTTGTTCTAAGGTATCAAAAGAAGGTGTATGGTCGTATTTTTTATAATACTCCTTAATCATCTGTATAATGATTTTGAAATATTTATTCTCAAAATAGTTGTTCTCAATTACATCAATTATTGAATGTGAAAAGTCTTTATCTAAAATGATTTGATTAAGTAATTGAATTTGAAAATTGTTACCAAGATATTCAAAGTTTTTGTTTGTCGCCATAATTTTTCCTCCTATCAGTAAAGATAAATACTATTAGTTTTGAATAAATTGTGGATAAAAATAATTAAATTTTTTGTCTGAAAAAATGTCAGTCAAGTCTGTTAGGATACCTTTTAGCCTTGGGCGTAGGTCTACGGTATATCTGACCTTCGGTGGGTATACTTTTGCATCGAATGATCTCTGACAAATTGTCATGTCCCCAACCTTAATATAAAGGTTAAAATTTTCTTGACCTTCCGTAATTGATGTGTTTAATACTTCTGGATTTTCAGAAATCTCATACTGATTGTCCAACATATAAACAACCGATCTCATCTTCAAATTATATTGAAGTTCATTACAAAAGGTTCTTATGTAGTCATAAAGCTCTTCTGATTTATGGGCGTTTTTGTTAAACCCTTTAACATTAAAGAATCTTTGAACCACGATGTTGTCATTACACATTAACAAAAATTCTACTTTTGTTATTTCTTGTTCTCTCATTTTTTTTTACTTTTTTGGTTTGTTTCTAAAATTTGTTTTTTCTTTTCTTGATAGTTTTAAAAATGGTTTTAAAAAATTTACCCAAGCGTCATCACCCTTTGGGAGAAATTTGAAGAATCCGTCCTCCATCATCATTCTTATTAGGTTTCTGTGTCCTCTACCATCAGGATCCAATGACTCTGAGTAATACGACCTAACAAGTTCTTTTCCTTCGTCCGAAATGAGTGGATTAGCTAAGTCCACTATTTTTTCGTTGATTGTGAAAAACTCTTCTCCAAATATTCCCTCTTTGGTTTTCCCACTAAGGAGATTTTGTAAAGCAACATTTCCTTTTTGTTCTGTTAATAAATGTTCAGCCTTTGTTAAAATATCGGTATATTTTAACTCAGTATCAAGTATCTCCGGAAACAATTTAAGAAATGTCTTTTCACCCAAATAAAAAATACCATCAATATTATCTGAACTATCACCAGTTAATATTTTATAGGTTTTAACATTATAGTGTGGTATTTCGGATTCATAAATTTTAATCCCATCACCATTCTTATAATATCGTTTTTGTTGTGGTGAATATATAGTTACCTTTTCAGAAATTAACTGTGTTAAATCTCTATCTGATGAAAATATAGTCTTATCTTCGTCTTCAGAAATTTGACAATAGTAAGCAATTAAATCATCAGCCTCAGATTGTTCAACTTCTAATTGTCTTACAAACATTTCTTCAAGGTATTGTTTTACCCTTTGTTTTTGATTTAAAAAAGATTGTTCTTTAAAATCTTCTTCACTTTTTTGTTTACGGTTAAGTTTATATTTTGGATATATAATTCTTCTCTGTGAAGAACCGGTTTCACTATCCCAAAATACAACAACTTTGTTATAGTTATTTTCTTCTAAAAACTTCCTTAGAGTGTTCAAAAAGTGCCAGGTACCCCCAACATGTTCTCCATTGTTAAAGAAGTCTCTAACACCATGAAAACCAATTTTTAATAAGTTGTTTCCGTCAACTAAAAGGGTTTTAGTCATTAAATTCTTGGTTGAAAGGGTTTGACGATATTAAATCTTTTTCTTTCATATAATCGGAGAAAAACTCACTAAATATTGCTTCCATAACAGGGACACAGATTGAGTTACCAGCCATTGCAACGTGTGCTGTATTTGATAAAGATGTTGTTAATAACAAATTAATGTCCTGTTCTCTAACCCCCATAAATCTGTAAGCTTCTCTAGCTGAAATAGTTCTTAC